GAGATTATCTTTGGGATAATATGACACCATTTAGTAAATTTATGGAAGAACGTCCTAATGATACAGGAGTAAGTCAATACCATTTTAATACTAAAAAGTTAAATGACTTCTTAACAAGAAAAACACAAGAGATGGGGTGTAATGTTATTGACGATGAAATTACAGATGTAATTGTTACTGAATCAAATAATGTTGATTATATATCAAGTGAAACAGAACGTTACAAATATGATTTCTATATTGATTGCACAGGATTTTCTAAGTTATTAATTGGAAAACTTGGAGCAGAATGGCAAAGTTATAGTAAGTATCTTAAAATGAAAGAAGCCATTGTATTTCCTACTCCTGAAGAAGATGAAATACCGTTATGGACACTTGCAAAAGCAATGAATGCTGGTTGGTTGTTTCGTATTCCTGTACAAGGACGCAAAGGTAATGGATATATTTTTGATAGCGACTTTATTACAGCAGAAGAAGCACAGCGTGAAGCAGAATCCTATCTAGGACACGGTGTTGAAGTTGCAAAAAATATTAAATTTGATCCAGGCGCATTAGATCGTCCGTGGATAGGTAATGTATGTGCCATTGGGCTTAGTGCTAGTTTTGTTGAACCATTAGAAGCAAGTTCGATCGGAACCAGCATTAATCAAAGTTTTTTATTAGCACAACGTATTATTAATTACAACAAAGATACTATTGACCGATATAATTTAGAGGTTGGTGCTATTATGGACAACATTAGAGACTTTATTGCTTTACATTATATTACTGAAAGAACTGATACACCTTTTTGGAAAGCAGTATCACAAACACCTATACCAGATAGTTTAGATAAAAATTTGCGTATGTGGAAACAACGCATGCCAACAGTTGATGATATGACATCTTACACTAAGAAAGTTTTGTTTAACGAATATAATTATGCTATAGTAATGCATGGTTTAGGTTTATTTAATAACGAAAGTATCTTAAAACAATATGAGATGATGCCTGAAGGTGCAAAACAACACGTTGAAAATTCTATACAACACAAACTTCAGTTTGATCAATCAAAAACTATACCGCACAAATTAATGTTACAATTACTGCGGAGACTAACATGAGAATATTTGCATTTGGTTGCAGTCTGACACAATATTTTTATCCTACATGGGCAGATATCTTAATACATCAGTATAAGTCACAAGGTTACGAAGGTTCTAATTGGGCTAAGAGTGGTGCAGGTAATCAATACATTAACATGCGTTTGTGGGAAGCAAACACAATTCATAAGTTTAACAAAGACGATGTAATCTTATTACAATGGTCTAGTATGTTCCGTGAAGATAGGTATCACATGGGTAAGGGTTGGTGGACCCCAGGTAACTTTAGTCGTTTTACTTTATCTGGAGATTATACATTTATTTTAAACAATTACAAATATGAGTCTGCTTGGGTATGGGCTGATATTATGCATTGTACAATGCGTGACTGTGCTATGATATCTGCTACACATAAAGCATTAGAAAATATTGGCTGTAAAGTTTATTCTACAAGTTTTAGAGATCCATTTGAAGGTTGGGAAGAAGCACCTAAAGAATTTAACCAAAAAAATCCAAAATTAGAACTAGAAGATGTTGGAGCAGTACTTGAAGCATATAAAGATGATATAAAAACATCTTGTCCACCAATACTAAACGCACTTAATTTTGGAATTGACGAAGAATTTTTTAATACTAGACCTAAGAGTGTTCCTAGTAAGAAACCAGAACACGAACATATGCTTTTGCCAGAACTTCATCCGTTAACACACGAAGCGGCTGAGTTTGTAGAAACATATGTAGCAAAACTCCTACCTGAAACAAAGGAATTTGTAGAGAATTGGAAAGAGCAACTAACAAATAAAGATCCTATTTACTTAGATCAATGTAAATGGTTTAATTCAGATAAAATAGGATGGTCAGATGATAGATGGAGACCTTAATATGAGTACACCTGTAATTGGATTAGATAGAGATGGTACTATTAACGAAGATATTGGTGACTATGTTACTAAGCCTGAGCAGTTTAAACCTATTCCAGGCAGTTTAGAAGCTGTTAAGATGATACGTGACAAAGGATACGATGTTGTTATACTTACTAACCAAGCAGGCATAGTTAAAGGTATATGCGATGAAGTAGATGTAGATGTAGTACACAATCATATGCTTAAATTATTAGGCGAGATTGGCTGTAAAAGCATTAACGGCTTATACTATGCAACTACTAATTTTAAAGATGATGTGTATGCTAAGCCAAATATAGGTATGTTTAAAAGAGCATCAGCCGAAATTGGGGTTAATTGGAAAAATGGCGTATATGTAGGCGATAAAATTAGTGATCTTAAAGCGGCTATAAAAGCAAAAGCAAAGCCTGTATTAGTACGTACAGGTCATGGTGTTGAAACAAGCAAAAAATTAAACACGTTTGCTAATAAAGATCTAAAAAAACAAACAGAAACATTCGATAATCTTAGCCAGTTTGCTCATAGCCTAGTAGATTTAACATAAATTGTACTGTTACATATCTTTGTAAAACGATAAATACAATATGGAGCATGAACAATGAATAAACTTCTGACAAATCTTTTCAGCAAAGGACCCAATAATACAATTAGTCTGCCAGACAGATCTAGTTTTAGCTACAGAGGTAGCTGGATAGGTGTACAGTATAATACTGTAGTAGACTCGTTTCATGTAGGCGAATTTAGCAGTGCAGTATATCAAATTACAGTAGAATTTGACTCAAACGAAAAAGAAATTATGCAACTTTCAGTAGTTGCAAGACCAGACAGAGCTGTTGCTAGTATCTTTGGACGTTCGAGTATTAATCAAGAATTAGTTAACTTATCTGTAACAGTAGATCAAAGTGTTTGCAAAATTAATGCAAGCCCTACTTCAAATATATATGCAGGAGCGAAGCTAATTTTCCATGCTACGTATGCAAAAGCAATACATCAGCTAACTCCTCCAGCTATAGTCGCAGAGACATCCAGTGTGGAGTCAGATGGTATAAATACTTTTGATGCAACAAATACGTATTTCGATAATACAAACATAACATTTGATAAGGTGTAAGGAATGGCAAAATCAACAATTAACTTAGGTACAGCCGCAAATGACGGTACTGGTGATAGTCTTAGAGCAGGTGCTACTAAGGTTAATGCTAACGTCGATGAGCTGTATAGTGCGTTAGGCGACGGCACAAACATTAAAGACATTGTGAACTCAAGTTTAGAACTTGATGTTCCAAACGATGATAACAAAATTAACAAAGTAGCATTTCATGCTTCAACTTTGAACCAAATGAATGCAATTAGCACAAGCACATATCATGGTGCAATGCTTCACGTTCATGAAGGTGGAACAGTTTATGTTGCACACTCAGGAGCATGGCGTAAATTATTATTAGATGCAAGTGCAGGAGCCATTACAAATTACACTGACCCACTTAAATCTGTTGCATACATAGGAAATATTAATAGTTTATCAGATGTTGATACTACTAGCCAAGCACCACAAGCTGGTAACGTTCTAAAATGGGACGGTGCTAAATGGGCTCCTGGTACAGACGTTGCAACTGGCGGTGGCGGCACTGATGCAGATACACTGGACGGATTTGATAGTTCATACTTTACAAACTATAATAACTTAAACAACAAGCCAACTATTCCAACATCAATTACTGATTTAAGTATTGTTGACGGTTCAAGTGGACAATATTTAAAAGCAAACGGTAACGGAACATTTGAGTTTGTTACACCAGCGGCAGGTGGATTACAAAATATTTTCCAAACAGTTGATGCTGACACTGGTACAACTACAGCAAATTCACAAACAGATACATTAACAGTTGCAGGTGGTACAAACATTACAACTAGTATCGTTGGAGACACTGTAACAATTAACTACAGTGGCGATGCATTAAGTGGAGAAGCTAACCAAAACGCATTTAGTAACGTACAAGCAGATACTGGATTAGCAGAAGCTGATAGTAAAACTGATACACTAACTATTGCAGGTGGTACAAACATTACTACATCAGTTGCAGGAGATACTGTAACAATTAATGGTACAGTACCAACGTTTGCAAGTTTAACTGATACAGATTTAACAGGAGCGGCAACAGGTAACGTACTTGTATATAATGGAACTAACTGGGTAGACTCAGGCGCAACATTAGATGAAATTGCGTATCCTGCAATTACAACTCTTGTTGTTACAGCAGATTCAAGTAACGGATATAAATTTGATCAGTATGGTAATACAGAAGATCCAACAATTTATGCTTTATCAGGAGCAACTATTGCATTTAAATTATCTAACCTATCAAGTCATCCATTCCAAATTGAAACAAGTGGCGGATCACAATACGATAACGGATTAGTACACGTAGCATTAGACGGAACACAAACAACAGGATCGTCAGCACAAGGTAAAACAAGTGGTACACTATATTGGAAAATTCCTTCAAACATAAGCGGAAACTATCAATATGTTTGTACAGTTCATAGTGCAATGCAAGGTACTATTACAATTAAACAGATAAGTGCAATTTAAGGAAGCAGAAGTAAATGGCAACAATAAACGATAAATTCCAAGCACAAAACGGATTTGAAAGTCCAAACTTTACAGTTGATGCAACGGGTAAATTAACTGCCCCGATCATTGACGTTCAAAGTATTTTGCTTAATGGAACACCATTCGTAGCATATGTTCCTCCAGCAGATGATGCAGGTGACGACACAGGTACACAGGTATCAAACAGTTTTGAAAGTCTTGCTGTAACAGGCGGAATTTTCAAAGTTAACTACTTAGGTAATACAGCATTATCAGTAATCAACGGTAGACTAACAATTAACAGCATTAGTGCTATCCCAGGTAGTATTGACAATGTAGAAATTGGATATAATACTCCATCACAGATTAGAGTACATACAATTGACATGGCGGCTAATCCGGATAGTACAGCATCGACTATAAATATGAATGGTGCATCAGTAAAAGGCGATGTAAATATCGCAAACAACGTGGTACTAACTAATCAGCCTACTGTAGGCACCCACGCAACAAGTAAAGGTTATGTAGACGCAACGGCAACAGCTTTAGCGGTAGCATTTGGAGCATAGAGAATGGCTAAGAAAAAGATTTATAATTACAAGTTTTACCCGGGATTAGGATTAAACGATAATACATATCCAAATGCATGGGCACTACTTACAACTAACAAAGATTTTATTAAGAAAGAAGTTGCGGCATGGATTGCTCAACAAGTTGCAGATAATGCAACTGGCTTTGTTGGTTATACATATGATTCAGCAAGATGCGAAAGAGATACAGGTTTTAATATTGACGCTTGGTCACATGACTTAAGATACACAGGTAACGAAGAAACAACAAGAATTTCAAAAACATATTGGGAACAAGATGTTGCACAAGTTGACGGCGATAGACAAGCAGAAATATTAGCAAAAGCATTCACACGTGACCTAATTATAAATCACGTATTCAATAATAGTCCACAGTCAACACCATACCAAGGAAATGTTGCACAAGTAACAAATAGTAATAACGCCGAACCCGCGGCAGGTACAGTAATACAAACACTTTCAGGTATTGTTATTGACGTATTAACAACTGGTACAAGTGCATTACCAACATTTGTGCGTAAAGGCCTAGGACATGTTAGATTCCAAGGTAACTATGACGCTAGTGATTTATTAATTGTAACTAATACAACTAAAACAGAAGTTATCTACAACTTTACAGATGCACTTAAAGGTGGTAAAGTAACAAGAGTAGATGATGTTACACCAAGAGATTCAAGTGGATATGTACCTAAGTATGATAGTGTTTCGTCTAATGAAAATGCAGATGCTGACTTTCCTAAGTACTTACAAACAACAGACGCTGTTACAATATTAGATTTAACACATAATACATCAGGACATTCAGAAACAGACGAATTACAAATCTTTATTGATTCACCAGAGCAAAGAACAAGACCATATGATTTTGGTACAGATGCTATTGAACGTATGCGTATTGCTCCTCCTTTAAGTATGCTTGATGCTGACTTTGAGTACGGACTACAGCCTACCAAATGGTCAGCTATTGGTATGATGCGTGGATATCCAAGTGTGTATGAATTACCAGGAACTGAAACACAAGTACTAAGTGTTGTTACAGATGCTTCAGCTGGAACATCAGGAATTGGTGCTTCTAAAATTACAGTTACTACATTAGGAGCTCACGGGTTTGAAGCAGGAACTCCAATAACAATTAAGGCATTAGAAGACGCAGTTGTTGGCGCGGCGAGAGCTGAAGGTTCATTTATTATTGACGATATTCCAACTAACACTACATTTACATTTTATGCAAAAGCAAAAGTTGGTACAACAAATGGTGATGTACTTTCAACAACTTATACACAGCTAAGACAAGGTGCATTCTATACTGGAGCAAGTGTTGGACAGCCATTGTTCACAGTGTTCAGTAATGGTACAAATGGTACTATGAATCTAAGTTTAGCGGCACAAGTTAGCGAAAACAGATTAGCATTTACAGGCAATATACCAGAAATTGGTGCACCGATTGTTAATGCGGCATTCCCAACAGGAACACAGGTTACTGCTATTGCAAGTACACCAGGCGGAACAGCATTACCACTAAATTTAACACAAGATATTAATATCGGAAATACAGATATTGAAGTTTCAAGTACAACAGGTATTGTAGTTGGTCAAGCGGCTGACAACGGTAGCGGAGATGCTATCTTTGTTAACAATATTGCTGGAACTACAATTAGTATGAGTGGTTCATTTACAAGTGCAATTACAAGAAACACAGAAACTTATACAGGTGTAACAGGAACAATTACAGCACCTGTAGGCACAAATGCAGAATTTACAATTTCAAGAACAGGTGTTAATTACGCAGTTGACACAGTATCACAAGCAGGTTCAGGATACAAAGCAGGTGACAGACTATTAGTTACAGGTGATAACTTAGGTGGTACTACACCGGCAAATGACGCAACACTTACAGTTACAACAGTTAACGGTACAGGCGGCATAACAGCCGCAAATATTAGTGGAACTGCACTAAGTGGAACTATTACATACACAGGACCAGCAAGTACATTAACACAAAATGGTGGTTCAATTGGAACAACTAACTTTGATATTTCTTATGCAAGTGGCGGCTATACAACAGTTGATATTAACTCACCAAACGACACAACAGGATATGCAGTAGGTGATAGACTCAGAATTACAGGTTCACAGTTATTAGGTGGAGTTGGCCAAGACGGCAATCAAGCCGCGGCTGGAAATGACTTTGTTGGTAGAGTAACAGCAGTTGGTGCTGGCGGATCAATTACAACTATTGTTCCGGATACTGGATGGTCAGTTGGTACTCCACCTAGTCAAACAAGAAGTTATAGTTTTGGCGGTTCAAACTTATCATACACAGGTGGAACAGGTACAGGATTTGAATTTAGTATAAATGTAAACGGTACAACGTATACATGGCAAGGAGCAGGTACACCAGGTACAGGTTATACAACAGCAGATACGATTGTTTGTGCTGGTAGTAACATGGGCGGAGCAAGTCCTGCTAACGATTTATATTTAAGAGTAGTTGCAGTTGACGGCGCAGGCGGAATTATTGATGTTAGAGTTGAAGGATCAGATGAATCATCTGTACCAGTAGCATTTAATGGTGGCACGTTTGAAGGTAAAACCTTAGCAGACTTAGTTGGCTCAAGTGCAACATTTAACATAACAAACGATGGAACAAATTTTGGGGTAGTAGTTACAGCAAATGGTACAGACTATCATGTTGGTCAAACTTATGTAGTAGCAGGTAATTTAATTGGGGGATCAACTCCAGCTAATGATTGTACTATTACAATTGATAGTGTAAACGGTACAACAGGTGCTATTGCAACAGTAAGTGTTTCAGGTAGTGCTCCGGCATTACCAACAGTGTTCTCAGGACAAACTGGCACTAACGTAGCACACGCAGGTACAAGTGGAACATTTAATATTACAAGAACATCTGGCACGTACAGTGTTGTTATTAACGCAAGTGGTAGTGGTTATGAAATAGGTAATGTTATAACTATTCCAGGTAACACATTAGGTGGAGCAACACCAGCTAATGATGCAACAGTAACAGTAACAGCAAAAGATGGAAGTGGTGGATTAAACACTGTAACTATTGCAGGAACAGGTCTTGCAGGCGGCGGATTGAATCTTGTAAGTGGTGTTACACTTACAGACTTTACAACACAACCTATAAGTTCTGGTTCAAGTGTTAACTTCGAAGCATTATCAACTATTGAAATTACATGGCCTTATGCACATGGTATTGTGCCAGGAGATACTTTTGTTGTCGATGTTAATTCAGACGATGGTGGAACAAATAATCACACATTAGCTTCAGGATCATTTATTGCTATTAATGTTCCAACAAGCAAAAAAATTAGATATAACACAAGAGCTCCGGGAGCTGTACAAGAATTTACAGGAGATAGTACCGAGGATAGAATCCAAGGTAACGTGTACTTACGTCCAGATTCATTCTTTATTCACAGACCATATGATGGTGGTGTACAGTTAGGAACAGGCGGACCACAACACGGCGCTCAAGCAATTAGACAAAGTAAAAAATATATTAGATATCAGTCAGGTAAAGGTATTATGTACACAACTGGTGCTCTATTTGCTCCAAGTTATGACTTAAGATCTGTAACAGCAGAGAGTACAGGTATTGGTGCAATTATTACTATTTCAACTGATGATAACGATCACGGCGCACAAGTAGGTGGCAAGATTAGACTTATTGGAGTTGAAACTGCTGGATACAATGGCGAATATGTAGTTACACAAATTCTCGACGAAAGAACATTAAAATGTTTATCAACACGTAGACTAGGTTCTACTACAGCAACACTAGGATTTGCGGCACAGATGACAGTTGTAGGCTGGCATGGTGCTACAGTACGTTCAGGGATCTTTGATGATCAAAACGGAATTTATTGGGAATTTGACGGAAGTAATATTAGTGTTGCCCAGCGTACAAGTACTAAACAGATTGCAGGTACAGCGGCAGTTACTCCAGATAGTAACCTAGTTACAGGTAATAATACAAGATTTAGAGATCAGTTAAAAGCTGGAGATAGAATTGTTATTAAAGGAATGACTCACGTTGTTGCTAACGTAGATTCTAACACACAGATTACTGTTACACCAGACTTTAGAGGCGTAAACAATATTGCTTCTTGTAAAGTTAATCTAATTTCAGATAAGAAAGTACTACAAGAAGAATGGAACTTAGATAAAATGGACGGCACTGGACAAAGTGGATACAATATGGATGTTAGATACATGCAGATGATTGGTATCCAGTACAGTTGGTATGGTGCTGGTTTTATTGACTGGATGGCACGTGGTGCTGATGGTAACTTTGTATTCTGTCATAGAATGCGTAACTCAAACGTAAACACAGAAGCGTTTATGCGTTCAGGTAACTTACCTGTACGTTATGAAGTTACAAACGAAGGTGCTATGAGCATGTTGTCAGACGCAATTGATTCAACACAAACATTCCTTCCTCTAACAGAATCTAAATTCTTTCCAGACAGTGGTACAGTATACATTGATAACGAAATTATTAGTTACACAACTATTGATCATACACTAAAAAGATTAACAAACTGTACTAGAGGAACTACACTACAAAACTTCCAAGCTGGTGCTACTAGACAGTACAACGCAGGCGCGGCAAGTGGACATGCGATACGAACAGGTGTTATTTTAATTAGTAACACAATTACTCCTCTTATATCACATTGGGGTTCAGCATTTATTACAGATGGTATGTTTGATGAAGATAGAGGTTACATTTTCTCTTACACAGAAACAGGACTAAACATTAGTACAACAAGACAAACAGCATTCTTGCTTAGACTAGCACCTAGTGTTAGTAACGCTATTGTTGGCGACTTAGGTGATAGAGAACTACTAAACAGAGCTCAGTTGCTTATGCAAGGACTTGAGATTACATCAGATGGTGTAGATCCGGCAGACAATGCTAATATTGTTACAGGCGGTATTGTTGTTGAAGGTATTTTGAACCCACAAAACTATCCACTAAACCCAAGTGATATTGGTTGGTCAGGATTATCAGGACTAGCACAAGGTGGACAGCCAAGTTTTGCACAGGTTGCATCAGGTGGTTCTGTTAACTGGAACAGTGGTGATACAGCGACATATAGTACAGCGGCAGTTATGGCTCAGGTTACAACATCAGCACAACTTATGCCATGGTGGAGTTTTAGAACAAATAGAAGTTACGCATATTTTGATGCAAACAGTTGGGAAACAGCTAACTTATCAGTTGGTGACCAGGTTAATGCAGATGGAGGAGGTAACGAATACTTCCCAGCAGGAACTACGATTCAACAGGTTGTTGACCAAAGTATTTACGGAAGATACTTAGTTTACTTTTCAAGTAATTCAAATTCAAATTCAGCCAATGGCGCAACGCAGACATTCCAAAAAGGTGGAGACTTAAATAATTCAAGTTATGCATACTTCCTTAAAAGTGTTTGGGACTCAGCAGGAGCTAAGTCAGGTACTGACATTGGTGATGCGGGCGGCGCGGCAACTAACCAAAGTGATGTTACTATGCCAGCGTCAAGTTATGTGGGAAATATTGAAGGACCATTACTATTTGGTAATCAAGCGTCAGGCGGTATTGAATTTTATAGAGTTAACTTTAACAACAGTTACAACGGAACACTTCAACCAGGTGACTTGTTTAACTTTAAATTCCAGCAACCACCTTATGCACAGCCAGGTGAAACTGTGTTCTCATTCATTGCTCAACCTGGAGAAAGATCTACATTGGATCTAGCACTATTGAAAGAACTTACAAATACTACACTAGGTGGTAGAGGTACTTTCCCAAATGGTCCAGACGTGCTTGCACTGAACGTTTATAAAACGTCAGGAGCGGCTGTGGATGCGAATATTATTATTAAATGGGGTGAAGCTCAGGCTTAATCAGTAGGAGCTTCTACTTCTGTTTGTGTCATTGCAGGCTTAGGCTTTTGACTATCACCGGGTGCAATACGATAATTATCTTCAACGCTATCAGGTGTACTTACTTCGGTAATACTACTTCCAGGTTCCATACAAACTAATTGATGTGGCATTAAAGGCGGATTGTGCCAAGTCATACCTTCTGTAAGTTCTTGTGATTTGTATTCTGCGGTAGTTGTATCAATGTAGTTTAACAAAAATCTTCCGTTATTAACAAACCATGTTTCATCTTTTTCTTTATGGAAGTGCATACTAAACTTAGATCCAACTCTTTCAAATACCATTATCTTTCCACAGTATTTTTCGTTTGTTGCCCAAATTAATTCGTATCCCCAGCCTTTGTCTACCTTACCTTCTAATCTAGTCGGTTCCATTAATGTATTCCTCTATTGTGTGCCAATGTCTCATTGCTATAGTGTTGTGTAGTTTTGCATTATCTGCACAAGTATATTCTTGATACTGTCCTTTTAAGTGTTTAGGCATTGGAATGTACTCAATCTTTGCATTATATTTTTTAGCAATAATATTAGCAATTTCTTCAACATTAACTGCTTTGCCTGCTCCTAAATTATAAAGTCCTACGGCATCAGTTTTGTGCATCATTTTTTCATGTACTACAGCAACATCATGTACACTTACACAATCTCTTTTATAAGTGTTACTATTTTCGAATAGTTTAATTACTCCGTCTTGACTTGCTTGCTTTTGGAATTTGCTAACTAAACTCATTTGATCGCCTTTATGTCCTTCTCCAGGACCATATACATTAAAATATCTAAAGTTTTGTACAAGCATTCCAAAGTTTTCGTATCCGTTATCTTCTAAAAATTTATCAATTAGGTACTTACTCCATGCATAAGGAGTTTGTGGATATACAGGATCGTTCTCATTAAATTTTGTATTATTTCCGTATACAGCAGAAGTACTTACAAGTTGAATATTAGTGTTCACATGTTCACATACCTGCATTAGACGTAGCGTAAATTCATAATTTTGTCGCCAAACCTTATTAACATCTCTTTCTGTAGTATCTGATATTGCACCGCAATGTATTACCCAATCATATTCAGCTACGTCAGGAACAACATTTTCTATCCATTCAAATCCGTCAACTTCATGTTCTTTTGTTTGTAGATAATTGGCAATATAGCTACCAATAAATCCTTTATGTCCTGTTACTAGTATTTTCATTTGTACCTCTTTTTACTATTATACTATCTTTAATTACTGTTGTCAATCTTTTTAATTGTTGCAGATGTACTATGTCCTTCAACTATAGGAAATATTACAACTTCAGCAAGATGATTTCCAACTACAGTATCAAACGTATAATCGCCACCTTTTACTATAATATCTGGCTCTAAAACAGTCATCGCTTCCAACGGAGTATCTTCGTCAAAAATAATTACATCATCTACAAAACCAAGCTCTAAGAGCAATTCCTTGCGGGTGTCTTGATCGTTAATGGGTCTTAAATCGCCTTTTAAACGCTTTACACTTGCATCGCTGTTAATACCCACTATAAGCCTATTTCCTAGGCTGTGTGCGTGTCTAAGTAGCTTTAAATGGCCAATATGCAGTATATCAAACACTCCATTAGTCCATACAACTACATCTTCTAAATCAGATTTTTTAAGAATATATGTACCAGCATGTTTTACACTTTCTGTTGAACCACGAATAGCAACCTTTATTGCCTTTTCGTAATCATACCCTTTAGTAAGTGCATATACAAAACTTGCTAAAAAACAATCTCCGGCACCTGTAACATCTGCTACTTCTAAATTTTCAACTGGGATCTCATAGTTTTTACCATCAATGTGTGCAATAACTTCTTCTCCAGCATTAGTTGTAATAATATTACCCTGCCATTCATCAAATCCTAAATCATGGAATTCGTTGTAGTTAGGTTTTACCAACCAAGCACCTTCGTAGAACCAAGCATGTTCTTTTGGATCAACAATTACTTTACAATTATACTTGTTAATATGTGCAATAATATCTTTTGCTTCGTCTAACACACCTTTGTTATAATCACTTAGTACAACATAATCGTACTGTGAAAAGTCTGTTGATTTTACAAGGCCCAATACGTCTGCGCCGCTGGCTTGTGCGTCATCATCAATTCGTGTAATATAATGTCCGTCACAGATTATTCTAGTTTTAACACTAACGTCTCCGGGTGTTTCAAACATATCAACATCAACACCTAGACTTTTTAAATTTTCATATACAAGTCCTGCGCCACCTCTTGTTTCTTTTTCATCAATGTAAGTTATTACAGGTACAGGTGCTTCTGGGCTGATACGTGTCGATGTCCCGTAGATATATTTGTCGATTATTACATCGCCAAGTACTAAAACTTTCATTACATGTTCCTTATATAATCTGTATTGTCTGGTAAGTCTTTGCTCATGTTATCAAAGTCTTGAATGTGATATGTGTATGCACTGTCACCAACTTGTTGATCGTTATTAAAAATAACTTCTTTCTCAGCAACTTCTGATGCAAGTGCACCTGTGCCTGCAAGTACATAACTCCATAATGGCCAGCCTGCACTTCCTTCTTGACGTGGGAATAATGTAGCATTAGGTACTCTGTGTTTACAAACTTCGTGCATGGATCTTACAAAGTCTGTGCTTGTTGCACCACTGTTAATATATTTCCAAAATTCTGTATCTTTACGGCCACAAGTATAATGTGCTACTAAGAAATCTTTCATTGTATCATATAAATGACCATTAGTTACATTGTATTCGTTTACTGTTGCTTCGTTACAAGTTATATCTCTTGTTGATCCTAACGAAGAGTAAATAAAATGTTTTAGTTGTATAATTGTTGTGTGTATACTTGTTGCTTCCAAAGGTTCAGCAAACGCCGCACACAATCCAATTGATAAAACATTCTTGATCCATAGTGTTTCTTGACGTCCACTATCAAATTTTATGTGTCTAATAGGCTCAACTTTACGTCCTATTGTTTGTTCTAGTTCTGCATGTGCTTGATCAGGTGTTACGAAATCATCACAGAATACATAACCACAGCCCCGTCTATTTTTTGTTGGTATTTGCCAACACCATCCATTGTTTTGCGCCCAAGCATTTGTTACAGGCTCAATTTTTTCATCGTCTTCATATGGTAATAAAAACGGCAATGCACCGTTTACAGGCAAATTCTCTTTGTAACTTTTCCATTTACCACCTACTGCTTTGATTAATACTTGATTAAAGCCACTAGCATCAATAAACATGTCGCCATTCACAGTATCACCATTACTTAATTTTACAGATTCAACATAACCTGACTCACCATTAACTTGTACATGCTCTACTTCACTATCAATATGTGTTACTGTGTCACATATTTTCTTAAAATATTGTCCAACTTTGTGTGCATCAAAGTGATAAGCATGGTTGCCGTTTGTCTGCACAAAACTATTTTTGTTATGATGTATTTTATAACCTAATTCTGTTGCAAGGTGCAAATAATCTTGTTCTCTATATCCTAAAGCGTGTTGAAAAACAATATCACAACGATCATTACTAGTAGGTGTACCATCAATTGGACCGATATAAAACTTGTTTGGATCTTCGTTCCAGCCAATATGTTTGATACCTAACTTAATTGTAGCATCGCACTCTTTAATAAAGTCTTGTTCGTTACAACCAAGGTCCCACATTTCATTTTGTACAATGTTTGTCAGTGTTCCTGTTGATCCTTCACCAGCACCAATAATACCAATTTTACTACTTTCAATACAAGTAACAGTATGTTCAGGACGTATTTTGCTAATCATAAGAGCGGCAAGCCAACCGGCTGTACCACCACCAACAACAACTATCTTCATACTAACGATCCTCCATCGCCACGTGCCGCATAGCGTTGCCACCAGTCTGCACCCATGTTTGTACTTTCAATAGCATCTTGATGGCTTATACTAGAACACATTCTAATATCTTCTGCGGCTAAAAATTGTGCCATCATAAAGTCTATTTCCATAGGGTTCAAATAACTTAGATCTTTATTAACAGGATAACCCATTTGAATTAACCATAACTGCCAATTAGGAGAATGAAATAATGTCATAGAGTCTACACTTGAATAAAACTTTTTAGTAGGATCTTTTAACCATGCTTCATACCAAATATGTTTATCTGATTTTACATGTGTTTCTTTTACAAAATTCCAAAAAGGTGTGTCCCATTTGCTGTCAGCATAATGACTATTAATAAAGTCAACAGCATCTTCATACCAATAGCCCATTTCTTCATTATAACCTTTAATATCTCTTTCACTGTACGCATATTGTGGAATACGTGCCGCAAGTTTTTGCACACCAATAGTCATACTTGCTAAACCTGTAGACTCTAATGGTTCTATAAATCCGCCACTTAGTCCTAATGATACAACATTATTTTCCCAAAAGTTTTCACTATAATAAGGAACCCAATCAATAACTTTCAGATCTTCTGGCTTGATTCTTCCTTCCCAATGATCGCAAAAATATTGCTTTGCTGTATCAATATCTGTAATATCTTTGTTGAATACCATACCGCTACCAAAGCGTGATTGTGTAGGAATTTTCCAAATCCAACCGTGATCAACAGCAGGACAACTTACATATGGCACACATTCTTTTTCTTTATCTTGATATTCTACATGACCTGCAACAGCAGTATTAGTAAATAATCTGCCCTCACCTAGAAGTTCTACACGCTTTGCTTTTTTCAAAATAGAAGCAAAACCTGTGCAGTCAATATAAAAATCTGATTCATGTTTAGTGCCATTTTTAAGATCTAAACTAGTAATATTACCGTCATTGTCTTTATTAACACCAACTACATCACTTTTAATTACATTTACTTTTCCGTGACAGTGTTTTTGCAGTTCTTGTACTAACTTACCAGCATCAATATGATATGCAAGTGTTTCAAAAGCACCCCACATGTCTAACTTATTATTCATTGTTGTATTATAAGTAGGCAATGCGGCTTGTTTAAAATCTAAATCCTGTTTAGTTGACCATAAATCGTACTGTGTACATGCCTTATCAAAATAACTTCTATTCAAATAAAACGGATGCCATACACTGCCTTCAGGATTTCTCCAACCAGGAAAATCAATACCTGCTTTGTAAGTTGCGTCAACACCTTTAAACCACTCTGGCAAATGTAGACCACACTGCCTTAGAAATTGAGGGAATGTTAACACAGTAGCTTCGCCTACTCCAATAGGATTGCCAACTTCTTTGTCAATAACTGTTAATGGTAAATCCCAAAAATTGTTTTGAATATATGCGGCCGCTAACCATGCCGCAGATCCACCACCAACTATTGTAATGTTTCTGAGTTGCTTCATTTTTTATCCTGTTCTAAATAATCTATAAGACTAAAAACTGTTTCGAATTTAGTTTGATTTGTTTTGCTCTGTAATGTATTCCGTAATCCCATATGTATAGGTTTTGGCCATTTTCCATAACTTACCCATGCATAGCCGTCGTGTTCAGCATTCAACTGAGGGAGGAATTCATCTTTTACAATGCACAAATATGTGTGAAAACTAAACTTTTCGTCTGTACTAATAAATGTTTCTAAAGGTATAGTTTTTAAAATATCCGGAATTTCACCAATTTCTTCGTGTATTTCTCTTTGTAATGCAGGCCAAGGTGATTCATTTTTACCATTAGTTCCACCTACTAACCCCCATACATTTTTCTGTTTACTTTGGGCACGATGTAATAGTAAAAAACGTTGTGTTTTTAAAGAATAGAATAGTGCACCACTACAAATAATTTCTTGTTTCATACAAGTACTTATTTTAGAGTGCTAGTCGCCAGGTGCCTTTTCGGTATTCGCCTTCGAAGGAAAGTATCCACTCTGTACCAGTCCATCTGTACTGTACACCAGTGTTTAAATTAGTTATATATTTTGTTGTTGTTCCGCTATCTGCACTAGCATCAAATACTACATGCCAAGCTGTGCCGTCCCATTCTACAATGTCATTTTCGCCTGCTACAAAGTCTGAATTATCTGCATTTTTCCATGCATCCGGCCCGTCATATCCTGCGCCGCCTACATTAGAACTTGTGTTGATAGCACCTAAAAGTAGTAGTCTTAGTCCAGCGGCTTTTGCAGTAGTAGGATTGTATGTTCCAGGGTCAATAATAAAGTCAATTGATCCTGTGTTATTTCTACCTGACGGTGAATTTAAATTTGTATTTGTAGGAATAGTATCTTCATCCCAATTAATTATTAATTGACTTTCGTCTAATGTATTAATTGTAGCTGTTCCGTTAACGCTCATACCACCTGTTTCACCAGGTAATGTAACTCTTTGTAATTGGAGTTGTGATAGTCCTGCACGATATTCGCCTGGAAGTGCTTCAACTAAAGTAGTCCAACGAACACTGCCAGCTATTCCTCTATCTATTAATTGTGCTACGTTATTCATTACAACTAAATCGTAATCTTTATATGTTGTTACACCAATGTTCACACTATCACGTTCTACTCTATCAGTTTCTTTATTCATTGAAGGACTTTCTTTTGGACTGTCACTGTATGCTCTTAATTCAGGAATACTGTTACCTAACTTGATAGTTCCGGCACTTTCATCGAATATACTCATTACAACACTTGTAATAACTCCGAGTTTTTTAACTTTAGCAGGAAGATTAATGTATATAGGAGTTGTAAAACTTAACTGTGCAACGTCAATTTCGCTTTCTGTTCCAATTGGAATTGATCTTGAACTAAAATTCATAGTTGTAAGTTCAACAACAGTTAAACTACTCCAGTCAACATAGTTATCAGTAGTCTGTATTTCAAGTGCTGGATTAAACAACATTAACAGTTGTTCCATAATTTGTAGTTTTTGATCCGTATTAGTTGACCAAATATCTACATTAACTTGTAGAGTATATGGACTTGGCATAATACGTTCGACTGTATAATTTTTGCCTTGGGTATTTAAATATTCTTTGTTATTACTATCGTATGAACGTTCTCTTATATGTACTTTACTTGTAAAAGAACTATCACTTGTACGTGATCTATCTTGTTCTAATCCTGTAATGTATACTGCCATACGTGGTGCACTTGGAATTTTGTTTTCTGAATTATCTCTTAAAATATGTCCAACTTGGCGTGTAATGTCACCATACATAACAGGCACACGGACTACTTTGCCGTCTCCGTCTTTGTATGAAAAATTACTAAACAGTCTTACTAACTGCGTAACATATCTTCTTATCTGTCCGTCATAAAAATGTTGCATTAATTATCTGCCTTAGCTTTTAGTGCTTGGCTTAACCCCTGTCTTTCTTTTACAGTATCGCCAGCAATAGTTGCTTCGTTAGTATTATTAACAAATCCTGTACGCTGTGTATTCTTAGTATTAGTATTTGATAATGTCATTCTTACGTTATCTTCCATCTTAACCCATCTACGTCCGTCATATCTAAATAATCTATTTGGAAACATATCAACCCTTAAAAAATAATCTCCCTCAATTTGTGAAGTTGGAAAACTAATTCCACTCCCAAATGCTTCACCGTTTGGTGCTAAACCATCTCCAATAAGATAACCTGTATAACCTTCACGTTCTGGAGTTTGATTAACTCTATCAGCTAATTCATTTTGTGTACTTGTATCAAGATCTGTTGCATCTGTTGTTACTAATTCTGGAACTCCACGATCGTCAACTTGTAGAGTATATAAATGACTAGTGTCATACCCCGACTTAGGAGCATCAGCTTCTGCTTGTGCAATTACAGCATCGTTAACTTGCATTTCTGTTTCATATGTACTAAGAACATCACGTAACGTTTGTGAGCTTCCTTCTTGTGCAGGTAAATCAAGTATCTCTTTGAATTCTTGACTGTCTACTATCTGTTTCATTTTTACACGATACAGATGTGGATACCAACTTTGTGCAAAACCTTCGCTTGCTCTATTTACATCTTCAACTACATAGAATCGTTTTAGTGCAACGCTATAATCATTAAGTGCATGTTCGTCTTTTAAGTGTGGAAGCTCAATTACATCTCCTGACATAATCTTACGTCCAAGTGTTTTTACACTTGCATTAATAGGTATTGTCATAAAGATAATATCGTTTTGTAAAAATAATCCAAATTGACTCATATCAAAGTCTACATCTGAGACATTGTAAATGCCACGCATTGTATAAATGTCCGGATCGTACTTGCGATCTCTATTTTCCATAAACAACATATCTTGAATATTTGTTTCAGCAACAGCATTGTAAGCTGGTTGATCAGCTGTAGCACTTGCTTCATCTGGGTTTTTAGGGCCTAGATACTTGTGTACAAAGACGTCGGTACCTCCGACAGTAAACATCTCTGTTATAGTCTTATCTAAGAATGAATAATCTTTCCCTCTTTCGGGTTTGTATAAACTGAGTCTCGGCATAACAATAGTATTTATCGTAACGCATAAATACATTGTACGGAGAAGATATATGGCAACAAACATAAACACTAAAAAACAAGAAGTTTACAAATACGTAGAACTTAGTCTCGGTGGTGGAATGATCGATGTTGAACTCGATCCAGAGCATTATGAAAGTGCTCTAAATACAGCATTAACTAAATTTAGACAGCGTAGCGAAAATAGTGTTGAAGAATCTTATATCTTTTTACCTACAGTAATTGATCAAAATGACTATACATTACCAAATGAAGTGATGGAAGTTAAAAAGATTTTTCGTAGATCAATAGGATCACGCACAGGTGGCGGCGACGGTGGAACATTATTCGAACCATTTAATATGGCATACACAAATACGTATCTTTTAGCAAGCTCTAATATGGGCGGATTATCAACTTATAATGCTTTTGCAGGATATCAAGAATTAGTAGGACGTATGTTTGGATCATTTATTGAATTTAAATGGAATAGATCAAATAAGAAACTTACAATCTTACAACGTGCCCGTGCAGAAGAAGAACTATTACTAGAATGTTACAACTACAGACCAGACTTTGAACTATTAGATGACTATATGGCTGTACAATGGATCAAAGACTATACACTTGCAAAGTGTAAGTATATGCTAGGCGAAGCAAGATCAAAATTCGCTACTATTTCAGGACCACAGGGTGGTAGTTCACTTAATGGTGATGCCCTAAAAGCTGAAGCACAAGCTGAAATGGAAAAACTTGAACAAGACGTTGCATTAGCAGTTGCTGGCGGCGTAGGTTACGGCTTCACAATCGGTTAAAATAACACTTGACATCTGCTAAATTATAACGTATACTATACATTATAGATTAAGGACTCATTATGATTATTGGAATTTGTGGACTCATCAGTTGCGGTAAAGGTACAGTAGCAGACATTTTAGTTGACGATCACAACTTTGAAAAGATTAGTTTTGCAGACAAACTTAAAGACGCAGTATCTTTAATGTTTGATTGGCCACGTGATATGCTTGAAGGTGAAACACCAGACAGTCGTTATTGGCGTGAGCAAGAAGATGCATTTTGGACAAAAGAAACAGGACGTAGTATAACTCCAAGGTTAGTATTACAAGAATTTGGTACTGATTGTATGCGTAACGGATTCTATGATGGTATTTGGGTAAGTTTTGTTAAAAAGACTATTATTGATAATCCTAATAAAAACTTTGTTATTCCTGATGTACGCTTTGAAAACGAAGTAGAAGTTATTAAGAATATGGGCGGAAAAGTTTGGTGTGTTAAACGTGGACCTGATCCTGTATGGTTTAGACAATACCAAGATTTAGGCATTGAACCAACTGATGTACATCCTAGTGAATGGAGATGGGCAAGAGCATCATTTGAACATAATATATATAATGAAGGAACTATTGCAGATCTTAAAAGTCAGGTAAAAGGTCGCCTTGTTTCCACTTTGCGCCTTGCTTCTGCATCACCCGCTGACAGTTTGCACAGATAGTTTTTAAGTTACTACGCAACGTATTATTTAAATCGCCGTCTATATGATAAACATTAAACTGCTCTTTATGGTTACTATGGTAGTTACATTTTTCACAAGTATCTAACTGTCTATAACCAGCACGATGCCACTTAGGTATACCCCACATTTTTTTGCCGTGGTGCAAACAAGCATCACACTGCTTACGATAAAACGTTTTACCGTTCTTTTTATAGTTTACAGCCGCTGGTCTATATCCGCACTCGCATAAAGGTCTCATATTGTATTTACCTACCCTTTGTGGTACCTTTTTATTGGTGTTTTGATATATGTTTTTGGAGAAATCATATAAATACTTTTAACAGTTGTTATAACAGGAGAACTTAAATGGCTTTAATATCACCAGGTGTACAAGTTAGCGTAATTGACGAGAGTTTTTACACACCAGCAGAACCAGGTACTACTCCGATGATCTTTGTAGCGTCTAAACAAGACAAAGCAAATGCTTCAGGAACAGGTACAGCAAGAGGTACAACAAAGGCAAATGCCGGAGTACCATTTTTAATTACATCACAAAGAGATTTATCAGACACGTTCGGAGATCCATACTTCCAAACAGATGCAAGCAACAATCCAGTTAACGGTGGCGAACTAAACGAATACGGTTTACAAGCGGCATACTCATACTTGGGTGTTAGTAACAGAGCATTTGTTGTAAGAGCAGATGTTGATCTAAACGAATTAAGCCCAAGTGCAAGTGCACCAGCGGCTAATCCAGCAAACGGAACATGGTGGTTTGACACAGCATTAACAAAATATGGAATATTTGAATGGAACGGCAATGTCGTAACTGTTACTGGTGGACAGTCATTTACTAATAAAATTCCACTTGTTATTACTAATAAAGTTAACCTAGTTGGAGAAGTTAATTCAGGTATTCCTAAAGGTTCAATAGGTGCAGTAGGTGACTATGCAGTAGTTACAACTACTACTACTAACAAAGTGTACTACAAAAATACTTCAGGAGCATGGGTTAAAGTAGGAACAGCTGATTGGGTCAAGAGTTGGCCAACTGTAGCAGGTACAGCAACTGGTACACATACACTAGGAGACTCTATTGTAATTAATGGCACAGCTGTCGAAGCTACAGGTACTACAATTACACAAATGGCGGCTGATATTACAGCGAAAGGTATTACAGGTGTAACTGCAGGTGTTGTAGACGGAAAATTAAACATCTTTGGTGACGGTTCAAACACCGTTGACGGTTCAACAGATGATGACGGTGCTATTAGATTAGCGGCAGGCGGTTCAGGTACATTACTTGCAGACTTAGGTCTAACAGCAGGCGACTACTATTCACCAGCATTTGAAATTGCTCCACACACAGCAGTTCCAGCATTTAAGACAGCTGACACTAAAACAAGACCTACAGGAAGTGTTTGGTTCAAAACTACAGACGCTAACTTAGGTGTACAAATGAAAGTTAAGCAGTTTAACGGAACTACTAAACTATGGGAAGACAAGTCAGCATTAGTTTACAAAACAAACCACGAAGCATTATATAACTTAGATAAAGCAACTGGTGGACTTGGATTAGCATTAGGTGCAACATATGTACAAGCACATACTACTCAAGCAGAAAACGAAGAGTTTGACTTTACAATTTTTGCAAGAAATAGCTCAAGTGCAACTTCAATTACTTCAAGTGCAGTAGCAACACAGTTAACAAATGCTCAGTCATATGGATTTACAATGGCAGAGAGTATTGTAGGACAAGCGGCTATGTCAGCTGGTAAAGCTCTAAGCATTACAGCGGCAGGTACAGCGGCAGACGCAGACACTATTGCAAATGCAATTAACGCGGCAGGGTTTGTAAATGTTGTTGCAAGTGTTGATGCAAGTAATAGAGTTATTATCCAGCATAACGATGGCGGAGAAGTACATATTAAAGATACAAACGGTGCTTTAGGCTTAATTGGCTTTACAGCATTTGACTACACAGCAAAATCAGGAACTGCAAACTTATATGCGGCACCAACAGGTGATGTTGTTTATGACTTCTATATGTCAAACTGGAAGATTTTAACACAAACTGCAAGTGCAACTGCTCCAACAGCATTAACAACTGATGGCGCATTATGGTACAACAGTATTGTTGATGAAGTTGATATTATGGTACACGATGGTAGTACATGGAAAGGTTATCAGAACGTTTACAGTTCAGCTGATCCATTAGGACCAATTGTTAGTGCAACACAACCAACTACACAACAAGATGGTTCATCTGCACTAGTAACAGGCGACATTTGGGTATCAACAGCAGACTTAGAAAATTATCCACAAGTACACAAATACAATGCAGACTTAGCAAAATGGATTGCATTAGACGAAGGCGATCAAACATCAGAAGATGGTATTTTGTTTGCTGATGCACGTTATGGTACAAGCGGCGGCACAGCTACACTAGCACCAAGCGGAACTATTGCAGAACTATTAGTTAGTGATCACTTAGACACTGACGCACCAGATCCTGCACTATATCCAAAAGGTATGTTGCTTTGGAATTTACGTAGAAGTGGATTTAACGTTAAGAAATTTGTACGTAACCATGTAGACGTAACTGCTAAAAATATTAGAATGAGCGATGTGAGTATGGCTACTTACTATCCACACAGATGGATTACTGAGTCAGCTAACCAAATTGATGGTTCAGGTAGCTTTGGACGTAAAGCACAGCGTAAAGTTATTATACAAGCGTTACAAGCAATGGTTAACAGTAACCAAGACATTAGAGATGACGAATCAAGGTTATTTAACGTAATGGCTTGCCCAGGTTACTCAGAGTTAATTGGTGAAATGGTTGCACTAAACAATGATAGAGGCTTAACAGCATTCATCGTAGGTGACAGTCCATTTAGATTAGCAAGTGACGGAACTACATTAAATAATTGGGGTTCAAATACAGCACTAGCAGTTGAAGATAACGACAACGGTGCAGTAACTAGAGATGAATATTTGGGTATGTTCTACCCTAGCTTGTTTACAAGTGATAATGCAGGTAACAATGTTATTGTTCCAGCAAGTCATGGTATACTTAGAACACTAGCATTGAGCGATCAAGTATCGTTTCCATGGTTTGCACCAGCAGGTACAAGACGTGGTGGGATTACAAACGCAAGTGCCGCAGGATACATTGATGCAGAAGGCGAATTTAAGTCAATTGCATTAAATGAAGGACAGCGTGATACACTTTATGCTAATAATATTAACCCAATTACATTCTTAACAGGAGCAGGACTTGTTAACTTTGGTCAAAAGACTAGAGCAAAGAACGCAAGTGCATTGGATAGAATCAACGTAGCAAGACTAGTAATTTACTTGAGATCACAACTTAAGAAACTTGCTAAGCCTTACATCTTTGAGCCTAATGATAAAATCACACGTGATGAAATTAAAGCACAAGCAGATAGTTTAATGCTAGAGCTAGTGTCACAAAGAGCATTATATGACTTCCTAGTTGTATGTGATGAGTCTAACAATACTCCAAGTAGAATTGATAGAAACGAGCTGTATTTAGATATTGCTATTGAGCCAGTTAAGGCAGTGGAGTTTATTTACATTCCATTAAGACTTAAAAATACTGGTGAAATTAGCGGACTATAATATGATAAATAAAAGTAATAGGAGCACATAATGGCAATTTCAACACTTTCAAAATTAACAGTACCTTTAGATAGCAACGCGAGTGCATCTAATCAAGGTTTGTTAATGCCCAAACTACAGTATCGCTTTAGAGTGAGCTTAGAAAACTTTGGTGTATCAAGTCCGTCAACAGAGTTAACAAAACAAGTAATTGACGTAACAAGACCTAGCGTTAGTTTTGACCAAATGACGGTTGATATTTACAACTCTAGAGTATACTTGGCTGGTAAACATACTTGGGAACCAATTACACTTAACTTGCGTGAAGATGTTAGTAACAATGTACAAAAACTTGTTGGTGAACAACTTCAGAAACAATTTGATTTCTTTGAGCAATCAAGTGCGGCAAGTGGTGCAGACTACAAGTTTGTTACTAGAATTGAAATTTTAGATGGTGGTAACGGTGCCAACACAGCAAGTGTATTAGAAACATTTGAATTATACGGATGTTACTTAGAAAGTACAAACTATAACACACTTAACTATGCTACTTCAGAGCCAGTTACTATAGCATGTACTATACGTTACGATAACGCAATCCAAACTCCACAAGGAACAGGACTTGGAACAGCAGTAGGTAGAACAATTAACACAGCTATTACAGGCGGCGGATCTATCTAAACAAAACAAAATTTAAATTAAGGGCCTTTGTTGGCCCTTTTTTTATGGCTAAATTATCTACCCACTTTATTCAAAAGGATAAATATTAGTATGAGCTTCTTAAACGGATTTTTAGACAATGTAGTATCGGGTGCTTTAAACCCAAAAGGCAACCTTGCAGACTATGCACATGGTTCAAGACTATTTGTTGACGATAGTCATCGATTAAGTCCAAAGGTAAAATTCCTTTATCATGTTACGTTTAATATTAACCCAGCGGCATCAGCAATTATTCCGCAACTAAAAGAAAAGCATATGAATGAACTTAATATGCTTGTTAAATCTGCTCAATTACCAGCATACAATATTCAAACAGATGTAAAGCATCAATACAATAGAAAAAGAGTTGTACAAAAACGTATTGATTATCAACCAATAACTATTAGCCTACACGATGATAATATGGGTATTACAACTGCTATGTGGGAAGCATATTATAGATACTATTACAGAGATGGTAACTATGCAAAAACAACACCTGATGGCTCACCAGATGTAGGAACAACAGCATTTGATCCTTATAACAGAGGCAATCAATTCGGTAGAAGACAGTATAGATACGGTTTTGATAACGATAGCTTTGCTCCATTTTTTACAAGTATAACAATAAGTCAAATGGCAAGAAAAAACTATACTTCATTCACTTTAGTTAACCCATTAGTTAGCAATTGGTCACATGATACGATGGATAACAGCGCCAGTGAAGGTGTTACAAATACTATGACACTAGAATATGAATCAGTTCATTATAGTAGAGGTGCTATAGGCAAAGGCGGACCTAAAGGGTTTGCCGAAGAACATTATGATAAAACACCAAGTCCAAACTCACTAGCAGGCGGCGGCGCATCTAGTTTACTAGGAATAGGTGGAGTACTAGCAGGAGGCTTTGGAGTATTAAATGATATTACTGGTGGTACAGCAAACTTTGGTACAGTATTAAAAGCGGCAAACGTATTACAAAATGCAGGCGGATTAACTCAGTCAGGAGTTGGACAAGAATTATTAGGTAGTGCAATTGGCACTATTGGAAAAAAAGCCGGAGTTGATGTAAGTGGTGTCGCAGGACTTGCTTTTCCAAATGGTGGAGGATCAGGTGGGTTAAGCACAATAGCATCAGCCGCGGCAATAGTAGGCGGTGGATCGTTACTTAAAAACGCATTAGCCTCAGGTGCTTCCACATCAAAAATAAGTACAGCTAGTGCAAATAGTTTTAGTGGACCTACAGAAGCACCAATGGACGGGGTAATATAAAATGGACAAAGTACAATTAAATTTACCTAAAAAACAAGATCAATCAAGTGCTG